CGCCGACCCACGATTCAGGCTGCGCCGTTCACAACATGCCAGCCTATCCTGAAGGTGAATGCGATTGCAGCGCAAGAGGCGAAAACGAGCTTGTGGATTGATGCCTCTTCCATTCGTACTGCTGTCAGCGGTTTTCATCTGGTGCGCATCGTCAAGCGTTAACGCTTATATCGATTACCGCTCGAAATTACATCAGCTCGAAGGCGAGCATCAGATGCGCAGGGAATTTCTTCGAAGCATTGCGCCGCTAACCGGTGGAAAAACGGCGTCAAGCATTTGCGCATATACGTAATTAGATTAGAATCCTTTGATGATTTGAATACCCAGAGAGTGGTCCGGTACGGCTCGCAAGGCCCCCGGCAAGATCCACGGACAATCAGGTCCCTTTGGATCTTTGAGCTTGCAAGGCAATAAGGGACGATAGTCCGCCACTCGCCATTCATCCGCAAGCCTGTAGGCAGGCAAGAGAGTTTCTGGCGGCGGCTGGATAGATAGCAGCCACGGCAATAGCGATATCCAAGTGATCACCCGCGTGGTCCGCCAGAATTCAGCACCAATGTGCGGAAAGCGCATTTTGCTCCACGAGGGATAAATGCGCGGCGGTCCAGTCTTTCCTGATTAGCGCGAAAGCCTTCAAGGGAACGACCAGTAAAGGCCGTCCCGAGAGGGTTATTTGATTTTCACGTCCGAGCTGTCATCGACCTGAATGCTCACCTTCAGCTTGGAAAGCATCTTGTCGATGTTTTTCAGATGCGTGTATTCGGCGGGGGACATTAGCCTAGGCCGAATGCGACCGAGCGTCTCTTTTGCAAGTTCAATCAGTTCCGAATTGAATTCGCTTTGCTCTATACGAAAATCAGTCATTTAGTCCTCCAAGGTTCAGATCATTCCTTGAAGGCTTTCGCTTATCGATCTCCCTTCAAGGAGACAACCCGAAGGTTGCTCCCAGAGGGTCATTTTTCTTTTTCAACGTGAATGCGGTCAACATCGGAAACGCCGTCCTCGTATACATCGAAAGATGTCTCCGGAATGTCGGAGAGGCTGGCCGTTATCATGATGCTGTCGTGGAAGATCTTTTTGGCCTGATCCGCATCTTCCGCTTCAATAGAAATTTCCACATCAACGGAAAGAGCGGCCTTGACTACAAATCGCGTCATTGTCGTTCTCCAAGGTTAGATTGTCCCTTGAAGAGAGATCGTTTCGCCGCCAGTTTTTGCTGAGTAGCACCTGAGACCGTTTGTTAGACTGCACGTCCCAGGTAGGTTTCCGTGGCTGATAACTCTAATGTAGTCGTTATGTAGACAGATGTCAAGGGTTTCTTTCAAAGGAACTCGCTGTTGTGTATACGGACTTGCGCTCTGGCATCATCGCATGGTATATTTTCGCCATGTCGAGGAACTCACCTCCAGATTTGCAGGGCGCGCGCCGCTTCAAGGAATTGCTCGATCGCATCGGCATCAAGCAATCCGAACTTGCCCGTGAACTTGAGATACCGCCCAACACGGTAAGCCGCTGGGCAACAGGTCGCCAGACGCCGTTCAAAGTGGTATGGGCTTACCTCGAACAGCGCGCCAAGCTTGAGGAAATGGTGAGGCGGAGATGATCCAAGCCGTCCAATCAAAAAACGTCTGCAACCACTACGACCTGAATCTTGATGGTTGGCTCCGCATCAATAGCCGCTACTACTGGTTCGAGATCGAGGATGACTGGCAGGACGTTCCACTAGAGAAGACGCCGCGCTATTGGATCTACGAGATCACAGACCGCAAGGTGAAGGCGGAAAACCTGATCGACCACCGCCGCTTTCGACATCTCGTCGGCTGGCATTGCTGCTACCTCGCAAGGGACGGGTGGAAAACAAGCCGGTTCGGCGAGGATGTCAAGCCGGGTTGGAAAGAATATTTCGACACCAGACCCAAGCCGTCAGAAGATGGTGACGCCCGCTGGAAGGCATCAAAGAAACTGGTTGGGTACAGTGACGATTACAACCTTACCGTAGTCTTCGAGCCTCTCCATCCACCGGGCAAGGAGCAGTAGATGAGCGAGTACAGTCTGGCCTTCACGCCATTGGCGACAGAGCTTGCAAAGCGTCACCATACGCTCGAAGCGGTCGAGGCTGAAATCCGCCGCGAGGTTGACGGCTTGCTGGGTTCAGGTCTCAAAAGCGTGAACGGTCTCGGCTTTACCACTGTCGTGCTCGGCAGCTATTTTGACGACACACTTCCGCATTTCATCGTTTCACCGAATGGTGACGACACATTGCGGGTAGACAGCGCCGAATACGAGGATCATGGAGAGCTTGACGCCGGGCCGCTCAAGGGGTTCAAGGTCAGCATTCCCGTTGCAGATGGCCGCTGAAAATTCCGTTCGCGCCTCTCTCAAGGAGCTTAACCGATGAGTGAGTTTCTAGCCTACTGGCTCCAACGCACATTACTTGAGCTTGTGGCAACGAAGGTCGATCTCGTCCTAACGCAGAAGAAGGTGATCGACGCCAACTTCAGGACCATCGCCATGCAGCAAAGACTGTTATGCGAACAGCAGCGCCGGATTGATGCAGAGCGTGCCCACCGCGCTTCTCTCAAGGATGAGGAATTGAAACCCAAAGCCGTCACCTTCCGTACCAAGCCAAAGAACCTCACTCTCAACATCCACCAGGAATCCGGTATGAACGGTGCGCCTTACATCGTTGAGTTTGTAGAGGAACTGGCTGATGGAGCGACAGACCAGGTGCAGCTTCGCTTTGAAGCAGTGAAAGACGCTGAGACTATGGCGCGTGACCTCATGCGACTGCTCGCCAATGCTGAACTGGTGTTCGATGCCGAAAAAGCCTGATGGATCACAAGCCGTTGGACGCCCATCGCTTATGGATGAGCCCGAGTACAAGGCGGAGATTTGCGCAAAAATTGTTGATCTCGGCACGGCGGGTAAAAGTCTCGTCCAGATATCTTGCATCATCGATATTCCGCGAACAACCCTGCTCCGCTGGGGAGATGAGCATCCAGAATTTCGGACAGCTTTGTCGCGGGCCAAAGAGGCAGAGCAGGCGTGGTGGGAAAATCAGGCTCAAAACAACTTGGAAAACCGTGAATTCAACGCCAACCTCTGGAACAAGTGCGTCAGCGCCCGCTTCCGTGAGGACTACGGAGATCCAAAACCACGAGATACCGACGCCGAAACAGCTATTAATAACGCGCTTCTCAAGTCTTACAGCAACAATGCAGCGGCATTGATCGCCGCGTTGCTTGAAGCACAGCGCCGCGCCGGCAATCCGGTGGATATGGGAGAACTGATATCGTTGGCAACAGGCGACAAGCCAGGAACGAACGGCATCAGCCGCCACAATGGCAACGGTAAAGCGTAGCCGTGCAGCGGCATTCTCACAGGAGCCACTTGATAGGCTAACCGCCGCACTGGCCCGTCATTCGTTCCTCGACTTCGTGCGCGCCGTTGCGCCGTTCTTTGTAATCGAGGAAGTCCATGTCCTGATTGCCAGGGCGCTTGAGGACATCGTATTCGGCCGCAACGATCGGCTGATGATCTTCCTCTCGCCTAGATCTGGCAAGAGCACGCTGGTAAACGTCCTGTTCCCGGCATGGTATCTCGGTCATTTCCCATCTGACAAGGTGATGACCTGCTCGCATTCGATGGATCTGGCCGGCCGGTTCGGCTCCCTTGTCCAGGAGCTGATGAAATCCAAGGCTTATCAGGATATTTTCCCTGAGAGCATACCGGACAAGGGCGGTGAACGCCACTGGAAACTGATCCAGCGCGAGGGCATGGAGCCCGGCGAATACGTCGCTGCCGGAACGGGCAAGAGCATTGCCGGACTTGGCTTCAATCTCGGCATTGGCGATGACCTGATATCAGAACAGCATGCCGAGTCTCAACGCATGAAGGACAAGGCCGAATTCTGGTATCGGAACGGCTTTTATACACGACGCCAGTTAGAGCGCAACGCGATCATCCTGGTTGGCACACGCTGGGCATTCGACGATGTGCCCGGCCGTCTGCTTGAAGAAATGCGCAACAATCCCAAGGCGGACAAGTGGCGCATCATCTCGGTGCCCGCCTATCTGGATCAGCCGACCGCCGATCAGGTTAACGAGATCTCCGGCACAGATATTCTGGTCTCACGCCAGCGCATCGAGCTTCAGGCGGGAGAAAGCTTTGCGCCGCGCCGGTTCCCGATGAAGGAACTCGAACGCAGCCGGGCAACGCTCACCGAGCGCTCATTCGCCGCGCAGTATCTGCAAAAGCCCGCGGAAGACGACGGCGTTATCCTGAAGCGCTCCCGCTGGCGCTTGTGGAGCAAGCCTGAACTGCCGAAATGCTCGCTCATCTTCCAATGCTGGGACACAGCGATCGAGGATGAAGAGCAGAACGATTACTCGGCCTGCACGACATGGGGACTGTTCAACTCGGTTGCAGTCGGTCTTGACGGCCGGGAATATGAGCATGCCCATATAATCCTGCTCGGTGCATGGAAAGGCCGCGTTGAAGCCGCAAGCCTGCTCTATGATCGTGACGCGCAAGGGCGCATTGCCCCCGGGCCTGCCAAGCAGCTTTACGAGAAGTTCGAACCGGATTACGTTCTCGTTGAGAAACGAGCATCCGGCCATCAGCTCATACAGGAAATGCGCCGTGCCGGCATTCCGGTCAAAGCCTGGCTGCCTCCGGGTCCGCAAGGCGCAAAGAGCAAGGTGCCGCGTGCACATTCCGCTTCGATCCCGCTGGGACAAGGCTGCGTCTGGTATCCTGATCGAGGCTGGGCCGAGGATGTCATCGCCGAGGCCGCGCAGTTCCCGTTCGGCCAGTACGACGATTACACCGACACCATCACGATGATGCTGATCTATCTGAGACGGCATTTCCATCTCATGGTGCCGCTGGACGAGCCTGACAGCGACGAAGAGCGCGTCGAGATCGAACAGCACGCCTTTGAAGAAAGCCGTTCACGCAGGCTGTATGGCCGCGCTACAGGGCGCAGGCAGGATATTATAAGTGAGGCGTTGAATTGATGGCCGCCATCGGTCCGAAAGAAGCGCAGCTCCGAGAAATGCGCGAGCGGCAATATGCTGAAAGGCAGATCGCTCGCAAGCCTGTTGCCAAGCAGGCGAAGCTGAACGCGGCCAAGGCCGCAGTGAAGTCTCATGTTACAGATAAACGCGTGACAGATACTTCCGTTACAGATAAAATATGTGTTATCTGTAACAAGCCATTCGAAGCGAAACGCGCCGATGCAACGATTTGCTCGGCAGCGTGCCGGATGCGCAAGAAGAGGGCTGAGGCGAAAGCATGAACGACGATCTGACAGAAGAGAGCCTTGAGCGTCTTGCACGGGAAGCAGCCAAGGACGGCCCTATCGGGATGAAGATAACGCGCCGAATTATCCCACACGAGGAGTGGCCACTGTTTCCGGATCAGAGCGCCCCGCATCAAGGCGATTTCGTTAAGCGGGTTGATGGTCGTCTCACAACAGTCGATTTCGATGATTGCACACATTATGTCGGAGGCGTTCACGATCGGATTGCGTATGTTGTCCCTGTGTACCTAGGGTAAGTGATGAACGAAGCCACAAAAGCCATTCTTGAAATGGGCGACCAATCGAGGGAAATCGAAGCTCTCATGGTAGCGTTGCTCAAGGCTACCGATGAGCAAGGTCGCCGGATGCCGATTGAAATCAGCGATCTGATCCCACTCGTTCCCGAGATCGCCAAGCTTGTTTCTGAACGCCGCGCCATGAGCACACAAGACTAGGAACACACTCCCACATCATGCAGAACATCATCACTCTGGGCTCAATCCCCGGAGCAAAACCACATGGTTGAAGACCTCACCATAGACATCACGGGCGAGAAGCTCCCCGATCTCTACGAGATCATCGACGGCGAAGCTGTGGCTGTCGATGATGATCCGTTCGCCAGGGTTGACCCCAAGTTCGGCGAAAATCTCGCCATGTATATGGGGGACAACGAGCTTGCCCGTATTGCCGACGACATCCTGCGCAAGATAGAATACGACATCGAAGCACGCAAGCCGTGGATTGACCGGTTCCGCCGCGGCCTCGAACTGATGGGCCTGCACGAATCCGATATGGATGACGGCCCGTTCCCCGGCGCCTCGACCGCGGTGCATCCGCTGATCACCGAGGCAATGGTGCAGTTCTGGGCCAGAGCGCTGCCCGAGATCCTGCCGTCAGATGGTCCGATCAAGGCTGCCGTCATCGGTGAGAAGACACCGGAGAAAGTCGCCCGCGCCCAGCGCATCGAAGATTACCTGAATTACCAGTGCCTCGTCGAGGACAAGCCTTACTACGCCGAGAAGTCCCGCCTCCTGATGTCGGTGCCTTACCAGGGCTGTGCCTTCATCAAGACATGGCGTGACTACACGCTCGACCGGACATGCGGCCGGCTTGTCGGCGCTGAAGACCTGATCATCCCTTACGGCGCATCGACGCTGGAGGAAAGTCCGCGCTTTACCCACCGGATGATGAAGACCCGCAACGAGGTCAGGAAACTGATGTCGGCAGGGTTCTGGATCGACTGCGAACTGGCGTCACCGATGCCCGGCGACCTTGACGATGAAGTCAGGGAGCTGAAAGCAAACGCCACCGACATCGATCTCATTCAGGACGATATCGACGATGCGCGCCATGAGATCTACGAATGCGCCATCGAATATGATCTGCCCGGCTTTGCCGATGTCAATGACAGCGGCCGCGAGACCGGCGTTGCCCTGCCGTATCTGATCACGATCGACAAGGCCAGCCGCAAGATCCTCTCTGTCTACAGGAACTGGAAGGAAACCGACCGGCTCAAGGAGCGCGTGGTCTACTTCACGAAATACGGCTATATTCCCGGCTTCGGCATCTATGATTTCGGCCTGTTCCATCTGATCGGCGGATTGAGCGAGGCGGCGACCGGCGCGCTGCGCGTCATTCTCGACGGCGCGGCAACGGCGTCGCTGCAAGGCGGCTTCAAGACCAAGGAAGGCAAGAAGCTCGGCGAAGGCCGGGTTGTGATCGAGCCCGGTGTCTGGAAGCCGGTCGATGTGTCGGCGGACGACATGTCGAAAGCGTTCTTCACGCCGCCGTTCAAGGAGCCGAGCAACGTCCTGTTCCAGATGCTCGGGTTCCTCGTCGAGGCCGGACAGCGGTTTTCATCCACGACCGAGGCGCTCACCGGCGATGCGCCAACGAATTCCCCGGTCGGCACGACGGTTGCGCTGATCGAGCAAGGCTCGAAGGTCTTCTCCGCCATTCACCGCGGCTTGCATCACTCCGCAGCGCATGAGCACAAGATCCGCTACGATCTCGCCCGCGAGTTCATGCCGGAAGAAGGCTACCCCTACGATGTAGACGGCGACGAGCGCGAAGTCTTCAAGGAGGATTTTGCCCCCGGCATCAGCGTCGTTCCGGTCTCGGACCCGAATATCTTCTCGCAGACACAGCGCGTGGCGCTGGCGCAGGCTGCCTATCAGCTCGCGGTCGAGAACCCCGGCATCATGGATCGCCGCACGACGGTCAAGGCCCTGCTCGAAGCGCTGCGCATGCCCGGCGTAGACGAGATGATGCTGAACAACGAGGCCATGCAGCCGCTCGATCCGGTGTCTGAGAACCAGGCGTTCCTCGTCGGCAAGCCGGTCAAGGTGTTCCCCGAGCAGGATCACATGGCGCATATCCAAGTGCATCTGGCGTTCATGATGCATCCAGGCTTCGGCGGCAACCTCGAAGCACAGGAAATGCTGCTGCCGGTGATGAAGGCGCATATGGCCGAACACATGGCGGCGCTCTATGCGCGCCACATGCAGACGCTCGGTGTGCCGGCGCAGTCGATCGACGCCAAGGCTCCCGGTTCCGAGACTGGCATCATGATCCCGCCGGCGATGGGCGATCATATCGGACGGCTCGCCGCGCAAGCCTCGGCACAGTTCATGCAGATGCCGGGCTTGCCGAACATGCAGCCGGAACCAGAGCAGCCGCCGGAACCGGACCCGATCAAGGTGGCGGACTCACAGTTCAAACTGCAGGCTGATCAAGAAAAACATGTGCAGAACCTGCAGCACAAGGAAGAAGATCACAAGCAGAAATTGGCGCATGAAGAAGCCAATGCTATGATTGCCGGTAAGAAGGACATCATGGCTGCGATCAATGACATAAGATCGCAGCAGGAAAAACAGGACATGGCCGCGCTGGAGCAAATGCTTGCCAACCTTCCGACAGACGGGGTTGCGCCCAACTAGCGCCGAGGTCCGCCAAGCCCGTGCGTTCCTCTACAAGCGCGGCGCAAGGACGGTGCCGCCGGATGAATTCGCCGGGACGGCCAAGGACATGGCGCTGACGTTCGCTGAATTGTGGGCACAGATTTGGAAGGAAAAAGATGACAGACGAACGGGTCAAGAAGGCAACCCTAGCGATCCTCAATCTGCCGGGAACTTGGCCAAGCCCTGATCATGCCGAGTATTTGGCCAGAGCCATTCTTGCTGTCCTCGATCAGCAGCGCGCCGATGTCACCGTTGAAATCCAGCCGCTTACTGTAGAAGGCGAAGCGAACTGATGAATACCGTTCAGGAAAAGATCGTCCAGACCGACAAGCCAAGCGAGAAAACCGGAATTCGTCTGATGTCAGACGGCTCTGTCGAGGTTTATTCAGATCCGCTCATGTTGGAAACGTGGCGTTTCGTCGAAGGCAAATGGCAGCGTGCCGACTGATGGCTGACATCGACATCGCCAACCTCTGCTACGCCGTCCTTGAGCACGAAATGGACCGCCACCGCGAGGTGATCCTCGAAGGCAAGTGCTCCGACTTCGCCCATTACCGTTACCTGACCGGCAAGCTTCACGCTCTCGAAGCCGCCGAGGAAGGTATCAAGGAAGCATTCCGTAAACGTTATGATGATGAGGCCGAATGAGTAACCTATTGGACGAAGCGGCTGTGCTCGAAGGTTTCGGGATGGCCGCACTGAGAGTAGAGGGTGCATTTACCGATTTCGGTACCGGCGAGGTGATTGCCGAAGGCCACCCGCGCTATGCCGAACTTATGGCAGAGAAGGCAAGGGGTGATCGTATCAGACGACTTGCAATGCGGCTTTGCTCGAACCTTGGTCTGGACCCGGATGCCGAAGTCAGCCCAGGCGTACCGCAATATCTCGGCATCGATGTCTGTTATCCGGCAGCATTTTACATTCCTCCGTCCACGTGCAGACTGTGGGAACTGTTCTCCGTGCAGGCCGCAATGATGATCGAAATCATCGACGAGGAGAAGAGCGCCAATGAGTAATCTCGCTATCACACTGCCGCAAGACGATTTCGGGCTGAACGATCTGACCGATGAGATCCCCTCCGGGATCGGCAAGCCATTCGGCTACAAGATCCTGGTTATGCCGGTGAAGCCGAAGAAGGAGATCAAGACCAGCGGCGGCGCGGTGATCTACCTCCCCGATGAAAGCGTGGACGCCCAGAACTGGCTGAACTGCATTGGCCGCATTGTAGCGATGGGTCCATGCGCATTCAAGCACCCGCGCTGGAAAGAACTCGGTCTCACCGAGGAAGACACGCCGAAGGTCGGCGATCTGATCATCTACGCCTCCCGTTCGCCGCACCGCTTCAAATTCAAGGGCGCGAACATTCTCGTCATCAATGACGACTGGATCACCTCGTTCGTCGATGTCGAGACCGCTGGGCAGTACGTTTTCTATGTGTGATCTAAGGTGCGCTCGTAGATCTTTTGCGGTTCCGCATGTTTCGGCAGGTTAAGCAAACCTGCTCAATATGAGAGCCCCGATCGTAAAGTAGCACATTGTCATCAGAATAGGGGTGACCTTTTCTGCAATGAGTGGCCAAGCGCCTGCCACGCAACCGCCCCGGTTCCAGTTTCCCCCTAGCTCTGCTCCTGTTCTCTTTGAGAGAGACGGGTTCTAAGTGCTGGGGGTTTACACAGCACCGAACCCTGCAGAGGTGATCCAGCGTCATTCCATCTGGAATTTCGCCAATAATCTTTTCGTACATATATCTATGCACGTATTTTTGCCTCTTTGATGTCGGGTCCCAGACTCTGGCGTATACGTCTTCTCTAACATTCTCTGTCCATAACCAACATCCTGAATTCGGTTCAGTGATGTATTTGTCTTCCAACGTTTTCCACTTTGCCATCCATGGAATATACCTTGGACTGACTTGGAATTCAAGAAGGATTACTCATGTCAAAAGAACGCGTTCTCGACGACGACGATTTCGTAGACCTGCCCGATGGCGTTCTCAATCTCGATCCCGAAGTCGAGATCGATGACGATGCCGGCCTGCCGTTCCAGCTATTCGACGACGAGCCTG